TAGGTTCCACCTGAGTCACGCGGCATTACTGTACCTTCGGCGTTGATTCAACAGCTGCCTGGCGACTAGTGCCAAGCAGGATCTGATGAAGTACTTCTTCACCATGACTAAGCGGTCGACCTGTATCTATTTTTGTTTGAATGATCTGAACTAGATCCATGAACTTATTAGGATCAAGTAATGCTGCATCAATGGCTTTGTTTGTTTCTTTATTGCTTTGGCCAGCTACAGTATTGAAGGCAGAGCGAATCTTCCAGAGTGTTGGCGAGCCCTTAGCTGCAGAAGCAATAGCCAAGCCATTAGAGATAAGTGAAGACATGCCCCCTGATTCAGGGGTTGCCCGACCGGGGCCAGTAGCTGCGGCTTCATGCTTAGCTAGTTCATTGGCGATCTGCTTGCCTCGATCCATTTCAACCTGGGTTAAACCTGGTTGTAACTTGCCCAGGGCCTGTCTAAGGGGATGCGATTCTAAGTGAGGGACCTCAAAGCCGATGTCTCTACCCACTACCTTCGGTGTTACTACAACACCGTTCCTCATGAATGTTTCCTTCAGAACGTCACCAGCCTGTGATTGATGCCCAATCGGCGTATTGGTTAACTCATTCCAGGCCGAGCGAAGGACATTCTCATCATGAGAGGTCCAATCCTCATTTCCACGATTACGACCTCCACGTTCCAATGCTGAGAGTCTCTGACTACCCGTAATGGCAGCTGTACTTTGAGGTAACATTGAGGGAGGCGCATGCCTAATAAGGCGTGCTGTTTCATTGACGCCTTCATTCTCGAGTTCCTTGTACATAGCCTCGGCAGCATGGCGCTGGGCACTACTCTTTGGTGTAATAGCACGGTACGCACCACCAACTAAATTACTAGCTTTACCTAGTACTTTGCCTAGTCCACCAGCTGCAAGGGCACCGACAGTACCCATTCCGGCGCCTTCAATGGCATCGTCACCTCTATCCCTAGCATTACGATCATCATCCTCTGCATTACCTACAACCCCGGCAGATGCGGCCCCCTCAGTGGCGGCCCTCCCTAAGGTTCCTAGATTTGCTACCCGTCCACCAACGTTGCCAACCCGGAGTGCCCAAGGGAGGGCCTTAGTCAAAACCTTGGCACCCATGCCAACAGCGCCACCAATTGGAAGTGTTGCGACGCCCTCTCCTACAGCTTCACCAACTGTACCTGCGGCACCGAGATGCTCTTTGCTCTTATTCCAAAATTTACGCTCTTCACGCTCTTCGTCGGTACCAAGACCGACGAAGTTCTTAGCACCAAGATAGGCGTTACGGGCGCCACCACCCATACCGACCATGCCCTTTTCCCAGACGTTCATCCCCTCAGCGGGATCGACGTTCATGGGGGCGACCTTGACAGGCGCATGGGTCTCTGCCTTACGCTGCGCTGCAGGTATCTGCATATCTCTTGCAACATGAGACATTAGAAGCTCGTCGGCCTCGTCCTGAGACCTAGCTTCAATAGTAAAGGCTTCGCCCTCTGGTGACTTGTATTTATACTTCATACTTAACCTCGCGTGAATCCGCCAGGCAACGGCTTAAGTTGGGTACCGGATGGGGGTGCAGGTGCTACACGTGGAGGTGGGGCCACTGGTTGTCTGACCTGTGGTGGGGTCTGTACAGGCGTATCTACCTGTCCCGGATTCAGCATTTCAAAACTTTCAGCAACCTCATCAAATGCCTCAGGGATTGCACCATAACCAGCACGGGCATAGATCTTACGCAGTTCATTATAGTGCTTGGCAGCAAGCTCGGCACGCATCTTCAGATTCTGTTGAATCGCCTGGGTCGTCATGCCTGGTCTGATGGTAGCGTTCTCCCATGCCTGACGTTCACCTGCATTCAGTGTAGTACCAAACATGCTATGACGTTGAACTAGAGAAGCCTGGTTCTCGTAGTTCTTCCACCAGTTCGCTGCAGCATCCGAGTCTTTGCTTGACCATGGATTCCAGGTGCCTGAGAGCTTATCAACATAGCCGCCCACACCACCATACTTAGGATCAAAGGTGGTATAGGAATCACCCAAACCAGAGGCACTAGACTGCGCCTCTGTCATTGTTTTGATGATGGTATTCGGTACAGGTTTAGCTGCTTTACCACCACCAGCTGCCCTAGCCCTAATCTCTGCGGCGTTCACTCGACTGGCGTTCTCGATTTCAGCAACCTTGAGCTTGGTGATATTGCGTTGCTTTTCAATCTCGCCCTTAAGGTTACGGTCTTCCCCAGCAGCAGCGTACTTGAGATCAAGTTCGTTAAGCTTGTTACGGCCCTGCTCATACAACAGATCAAGTTTGCCTTGCCGCGCCTCTTCTGCTTCAATGTGCTTGAACTTCCGATTATCTTCTCTGATCGGATCCTGGATAAGCTGATCCTCGAGATACTTAGCGGCAATAGCTTTGCTAAGGGGATTCTTCATGCCCTGCGAAGCCCAGTCGATCTGCTGATCCCGTGTGGGGACAGTAGTCTGTGTAAGGGGCTCCCCTGTCTCAGTGGGGCCAGGCAGTTCCCTGGTGCGCTCTTGAGGGCGTGTTCCCATCCATTCGTTATGTCCAGTCTGTATATCGCTCTCGAGCTGGGTCTGATCCTTCTGGGCACCACGCTCCGTAACACCAGCCAAAACGTTGTTAACAAGGGGGCCTAACTGTTGTGTCCAATGAGGGGCAACATAATGCCCGGACACCATTTGTCCTTTAGCCATCTCTTCCTGGAGTGCTTGTTGTCGGAGCGCTGCTGCTTGAGCAAGCGCCCGCTTATTTTTGTCTGCTCTTGATTCGTAGTCAGTGATAGGCATGTTAGCCTCCCATCTTTAGACCGCTGCCGCCTGTGACGGTACCACCTCCACCACCGCCGAGGTAACTACCGAGCGCACCTCCGACTGCAGTACCAACAGGTCCAAAGAACGAGCCTGCAACTGAACCAGCAAGCTTCATTAGTCCTGCGGTCTGCCCTGCACTAGCCGCATTCTTGGCGTTAGTTGCTGCTACCTGGGCCTGGTATTCCTTGTCTGTGGCACCATAGATATCAGCTGCAGTACCTCTACCAGCTTGATTATAATTCTCAAAGCTTGGATTTTGGCCACTGACACCACTCATGAACTGTTGAAGTTCTTGCAATGGCATCTGGCGCTGCATCAGCGCTTCGTTCATCTGCCTGGTTCGATCATCGGCAGAGGCACCTCTCAAAATGCCTTGTTCACCAAACTGTGAACCACGAAGTGCATTGGCATACTCAGATGCCTGTTGTTGCTCGTCAAACTGCCTTGAACGTACATCTTTGCCAAACTGGGCTGATTTGTATGCCTCATCAGCTCCTTGCTTACGGACATCCATACCTCGGTTAAAGATGTTGCCGTATTCAGTAGCAGCCCCGAGAAGGGCTTGCTGTTCTGCATCATTACGGCGTTGATCCTGTAAACCAAGCTGTGTATTGAAACCCTCATCACCTTCATTGAAGCCCTGAGCCTTTAGTCGAGCAATCTCAGCTTCTCGGCCATGTTGAAGACTAGGATCAAGCCTAGACATCATCGCCTTCTGAACTTCTTGGACAGCTCCAAAGCCCGAGTCCGGCATAGCGCCAAGTTTGCTATAATCTAGGCTACCATATCCACCAAGGCCCTGGCCCGGAACCTGACCCCACTGCTGTAAACCAGAAGTATCGTAGCCTTTAACATCAGTCATCCCCTGCAAACTAAAGGGATTTGCTACTGAGTCCTGGACTCGACCAAGCATGCCCATACCGACATCGCCAAGAGCAGCTTTCCGGTATATATCTTGATCATAAAGATATTGTTGTTCTGGAGACATCGTCTCCACCTGGCTCCATTGGCCAGTTTCAGGATCCTGTGACCACTCGAGTGAACCAGTAGTAGTGTACTGGTTCGATCGGTTCGCTAGAGTCTGCTGATCTAGCGTTTCCTTATCGAGTTTGCCTTGCTCTACAGCAAGCGCCTTGTAGTCAGGCGGTGGCGGTGGCGCGGCTTGTTTCTTTCCCATGTACCTTCTCCAACCATTTACATTGATCACGTCGCATAGTCAAGATATGCAACGCACCACCAGGATGAGCATCAGGAATCGATGCAATTAACTTGAAACCAAGACGAAGATCAAGATCGAGGGCAAGCTTGTTATCATTAGATACGACTCCAATGATGACATTACAATTAAGCTGATCGAAAGGATAAGCAAAAGCCACTCGTATAAACTCACGGGTGAGCCAGCCATTTTGGCCCGCCATGTGCATTTCACACGACTTACCAGTCCAGTTGTCATAGCCAACTATACCGATAAGTTTGCCTTCGTTATCTAGTCGGCCAATGCACCTCATATGGGGGGTGCACACTAGGCCTATCTGTCTGCAAAGTTCGGCGACTAGATACTCCTGGTTATCGAATTGAACATACATTACTGTCCCGGACTGTCATTCGATTGCCCGTAAAACTGTTGCTGTGCCTGGTACATCCGGTTCTGATTAGCTTCTTCGTCCATCTGGCGTTGTCGTGCCTGCTGAGTCCGAAGCGCATCTGCTTGAGCTGCAGCCTGGGCCTTAGCTTGTTCAGCAGCAGCTACATTGGCCTTCTGAGTATTCACTTGGCCCCGTCGGTTTTGCATTGCCGCTTGCATACGTTGCTGTTGCCAGCCCTGGGTCCCACCGGCACCATTGAACTGCGGCATTTGCTGGCCCCCTTTACCAGGACCAGGAGGACGCGGCATTGCTTGCATCGATTTACCACTGGCTCCTGGCGGGGGTCCACCGCCGGGTGGTTGCCCAGCACCTATAGGTCCACCTACGCCTGGAGGCGGCATAGCTTGGTTCTTACCGCCTCCCTGTGCAGGACCAGCACCACCTTGAGGTGGCGGCATCATGCCTTTAACCTTGCCAAGCATGTTTTGAAGATTTTGCTGTTGTTGTGGTGTCGGCGCCGCAGCTGCACCATCAGGCATCGGGCCCGTAGGAGCTGCCTGCATCGTAGGACCACCTGTAGGCATAGGCATTTGTTGTCCGCCTTTACCACCACCACCACTACCACCAGCTGATTTCATAACGGACCCCCTGATCGCATAGTATAATCTGTACTAACCCATGTGGACTCAGAGTCCGTAGATAGGGCTAGGGCTAATGACGCAGCTGTGCCCATGCCTTCTGCTGATCGCCAATCTCGTTGAACATTTAGACCCCCGGACCAAAGACTTACATGCCAGAGACCTTCGTCCCAGTGAGCAAATGGCGTGGGGATGACTGATCCATCCGCTTGCGGGGGCTGTCTCTGGTTATAGTCGTATAGGACCGATGAATTGAACATGATCCGGCGCGTACCGAGAAAGTTAGGGCGGTACAAACCAATTTGTTTCTGTGATGCAGGTTTCTGAAATGTTGAATACGCTTGCTGTACTGATGACAAGATATTCGTACCACCAGTACCATCTAGTGCAATACCGTCTTTGTCGTGGATCCAAGATCTTTGTACATTTCCATCTGGATCGCCAAAGAATGGGTTATCATCTGCTCGCAACCAGCATCGAGCATCCATTCCGCTAAACGTACACCAAGCCGTGGTAATATGATTAGCCACCAATTGGCCATTTCCACCAGCGTAAACGGTTGGTACATTGATATACAGGAAGTTTAGAGCAGGAAAGAACTCTATCTCCCAGCCTTCGAAGTCTTTGAGAGTGTTGAGGAGGTCGCTTAGCAGGAAGGCAATCTTCTTACTGTAGGTGTTATTTGCATTGACATTGACCTGAGTCGATGTCACTACAGTTGCCATGGAAACAACCCCTGTAAGGGTAAGTATGTAGAGGTCCCCGGCAACATTCGTAACAAATCTCCTGCCCCTTGGTGGAGCTCCAACAAAAAATACCCCGATAATCCTCCAGGTGCTAGTGTTAGAAGGATCAAGACCAGCATAGACAGCAGCTTCTCCATTAGAAGAGATAGCAACCAGGTAATCGTCCGACCCACCGCCGGCATCAACTGTCCACGTAGCCAGTGCCGCAAGATAGCCGCCGCGTTTGAACCATGGTCCAAAGTTAAACGACGCTGCGATCCCATAGTAACTGTCAGGGGGCAGATACCAACCCTTGGTCGAATTAGTCTCTACACCCCAGACCCGTCGTTGATGGACAGTCGCCTGTATAATAGAAGCAGGATTGACATTCTTCCACGTATCTGTAACAACGCCGTCGCCTAGGGTCAACCGTGCTACGCCACTAGCTTTATAGACAATCGGGTTATCGGCCCCATTAAACATGAGAGTGAACGTACCAGCAGCATTGGCATAACCAATGTGCTGCCAGAAGGCATTACCGAGTCCAGTTACGAGCGCGGCACCCACCGGTCCTGGTGTAGTGACGTCGTACATGTTGGCTCCAGCAAAGCCAAATATCTTACGTGCGCCCGCAAATGAGACCCAGGTAGTTAGGGATTCCACGGGCCCGCCGAGCCCCGATGCATGGAGCTGATACCCCTTACGAACTGTACACCCAAAGGGTTGTGGTACCACATTAGCAAGTCGTAGGGCATCAGTTGGCGGCATAGCAGCCAAATTGTCATAGGCATTCAGTCCCCCGATCGGAGAGGGGACAGTCGAGATATTAGCGACCATCTGCCCCATTAGGTACTCCAAGACCCGTCTGGAATAGACCAGGGACCGATGAATACGGGTGAAGCATATGGTGTTAGGCTCAACACCGGTGCGCCTTTGCTCTTTCCAGACATAGATTGGAAGACACGCATGAAGTCAGCTTGGGGTGCAGTGGTATCGAACCCTTTTAGTTCATAGAATTTGAGCTTCAGAAACTTAATGATGAGCCATGGATGGTACAAAATGGCATCACCATCTGCTGTGATTAGCTCATCATAGGTAATCGGAACTGTGGCTTTTTGAACCCAATTCTTAGTTACATACTCCATCGACATGGTAAACGGCGTAACACCAGGCGTTGGAACTAACCAAAACTTACCTTGGTAAACACGGTAACGCATGCGTGGCAGTGCTGCAACTTGGCCACTCTTAAGCCAGGCCCATTCTTGCGGAGACTTCGGTCCAAGAAGGGGCCAGTGATTTGTTTGATCCCACTGAGTTTGATCAGTGAAGTAAAGCCAATCTGTAGGCAATGGGTAATCAGCCTGTCCATTTACGGTAGGCCAAGTCCATTGATGGATGAACTGCTCCCATGTATAGTATGTGAGCAGTTCATTTCCTGACGCATTCAGGAGCGCAGTCAACTGGTTTACCTGAACATCAGACGAGGCAACAATAGTTTCAGGCCGTGGAAGACCTAATTCCCCAGCTACCTGCTGAATGATGCCCAGAGCAGACCAGTATTGCATGGCAGTTCCTTACATTGATGCAGTGTCTGTAGACTGGCTGCTATCCTTCGACTCTGATGGAGTCGGAACAAGCGTACCTTCAGCCGGTACAAAGATGACGATCCAACCGGTTTGCTCGGACCAAGCAGTTCTCATCTCGAACTTCTTTTCCCGATCGCCACCACCGCCACCTCCTGGACCTTCCGGAAACTGACCTGTGCCAGGATTCCAACCAGAGATTGGAAGCGTCGGACGCGGATCACCGGGACCCCAAGTACCATCGGGGAGTTGTCCACCAGTCGGAGGTTGCGGCATCGGACCACCTTGCCCTGGCGGACGAGTGCCCGGCGGGTAGAAGATCGGATGCTGCGGGAAGTTACCGTAGATCGGATGACTCGGGTACGGGGGCTGACCACCAGTCGGTGGCTGCGGGAAATTACCACTACCCGGGTTCCAACCAGCGATCGGCAACGTGGGTCGCGGATCACCTGGTCCCCAAATACCAAGAGGCGGCTGTCCACCGCCTCCACCACCTCCACCTCCAGGTGGCGCTTCCCCGAGTGGGGTAATCAAAGCAAAGAATGAATTCATAACTAACTTCCTCCAAAGTTACCTAGAACCGTCTAGGCACGTTTGACCGACTCCGGTCAATTCTCAATTGGCGTAGCTGCTTTTGCAGCCATTGTCATAAGTTGTGCAACTTGTTGTTTTAGCACGGCGATTTCTACGTCGCGCTCTTCCAACTGAGCCTGCATCTGTGTGAAGGGGGCCGCTGCTGATGCGGCGTCGAGGAATGCTTTAGCCTTCTGTCGAAAGCCATGCATCCCCATCATTTTACTGGCGAGCTGATCGCTCATACCAGCCAGCTGCTCAAGGGTCATACAGTTTACCCCCTTAAGCTCGGCAATCACGCCTACGGTCAGCCATGGCACTTGCTCAAGCGGTGTACCTTCCATGACCTGTTCAAGCTGTCGCTGAAATCGGTCCCAGTGCTTAGGAAATCGGCGCTGGTAATTCTCGGTTGCTTTGGTAACCATTGCATCACGAGAACCTGGAGTGATGACCTTGATCAAAGGTACTTCACGGAAGATTGGTCGACCTTCCTGAGCAGATCTGTGCTTGTCCTCAATAGCTTTCATGAAGAACTCTACGTACAACAACTTATCGTCGTCGTTCAAGTGTTCCTCTTCAAAGTTTGGACCGTCATACTGTGGCGTAGGCATGGTGGTGCTCCTGGTAGTTGTCAGTTGATCCAGCGATAACCGGTCGCTGGTAGGGTGGTTTCGAACATTTAAACTCCTAAGGTGTTACGCGGGTTGTTGCTGCTAAGACACTAGCAGAAGTGAATGGGAGTCCACACCACCAAAATGCTGCGGGTCCATTGCTAATGCGGGCACTGCCGTTTCTACCAACGATAGGCCCATTACCATCTGGATTCAAAGCTTGCTGCTGACAGATATTGCTAGAATTAAAACCGAAACCTCCTAGGAAGTTATTCGGAGTTAATGCAGTAAGGCATAGCAAACCGTTTTTAACTGGGGTCCCGCCGTTGAACTGGGCGGGGTCAACAGCCTCGGTCGTACACCGGATACGCCCGAGGCTGTCAAAAGTCAACAGATTACTGTTGATCATGGTTTACGCCACTGCGGCGCTCGCAGTTGAGGAGAGACCAAAGACCGAATCAGCTGCCACAAGTGCTTGACCTGAGCGATTAACCCAGCCGGTTTCAACAACAGCGCCATTGGCCACAGCGCCAACAGCAGTAACAGTCTTGAGACGGAAGCCGGTAAAGGCTGGACCAGCACCAGCGTCACGTGAACCACCAGCAGTGGCAAGGCCACCATTACCACCAGCGCCAACACCAAAACCAGCGGTATAGGGCACAGGTGGTGCCAGGCCGTCGACATTCTTGGTGCATTTGCCACCTCCAATATACATGTATATGGAGTTAATCGCCGGTGTCGCTGGATCGGGAGTGCTAACCCCAACCGTGTAGTCATCGTCAAAGTTATTACCAGCACCATTGGCGATCTGAGCAGCATTCAGGACTGGCGGCGAACCAAATCCAATGCCGGTACTCAATGCACCGCACGAGCAGTTCAAGTTGGCAACGGCCCCAGTCGATGCGGGGAAATACGCGGTAGCGGCCGCAAAGTCCTTGTCATTATCAAAGGGCGAACCCTTCGGCCCTGACAAGAGGTCAAAGAGGACCGTAGCGCCCTTACTCGGGTTAGCTTGGTTCTCAGCAGGCGTAGCACCAGGAAATCCAGCAGGCATATCGTTCTCCTTAAAAAGAAGGTGGGGGCCGCAATAGTAGGGGTATCTCGGGAGGAGGTGAGATAGCAGGTCCCCGTGGATCCACGCGGCCCCCAAGGCTTACTCGTTCATCACTCCTTGGAACTGGGCACCCGACATAGTCAGGTTACCAGCCCAAGCCAGGATCTGCACTGCAGCGTCCTGGTTCACCGAGTATCTCTGACCCGGCGACAGGGGGACCATATTGCGGTCACGGTGCGGACGGTAGTGGATGTACTTGGTGTTGAGGAAGTACGCAACGCTCGCGGGCATGTAACCACCGATACCGCCATCTAGGACCACATCGGCGTCCATGAATTTGATCGTCACAAATCCGAGCTTTGCTGTATCCGAGTCGCTGAAGCGTTGGATATTCTGCAGGGACGCCATGTAGAAGCCCCAGTAGTTGTTATCCACCACAATCAGGTCAGGCCTATCGTTGCCACGAACCAACTTTGCCCAGAGCCGATTGAAATAGCTCTGGATGTTGGCTGCTGTGGTAGCACCAGGACCGTCTGTCGAGGCATCAAAGACCTGATTGCGCCAGAAGGCCCAAGTCAGACGATCGATACCACCAACAGTACCTGTACCAGGCGCTTGTGACACCTGTTTCAGGAGACCGTCAATCTGCTTACCACCAGCGCTCAAACCGTCACTGTAGATCCCTTGGGCGATCATGTTGGCCATCGAGCTCTCACCCACATTGACGCGGGCTTCAAGCAAGTCGATGATCCGTTCCTTACCACTGTTTTGCAGCTGGTCAAGGCCGGAGATAGTGACAGGGCAAGCGGCTTGCTTGATGTCGTACTGGGCAGCACTGATCACGTCTTGCGCCGCAATCGGGAGCAAGTCGTAACCAGAGTACCAGCCGGCATTACCGTTCGCCTGGAAGCTCAGCTCTTGCAGGATGACGTTGCCGCCACCGAAGGGCTTGATGTTGCCTTTTTGCTTAAGGCGCATCAGGAGCGCATTGTTCTTGGTCACATTGTCCGCGATCTGCCCCGTACGGGACTGGATCGTGGTAGCGATGATGTCGCTAATTGCAGCATTGGCAAAAGCCATACATTTCTCCTAAGTAGTTGGGGGTACCGGTACACGAGGCACTACCTCGTCACCAGTGGATCTCGTGCGTGGTTGTCCTGGATCATTCCGGGCGACACGAAGAGTGGGTACAGCTAGGTTAACGCGTTCGGGTGGTGTAAACCCGAGTAGGCGCTTAATGAGTCGCATCATTATCGACCCTCCACTTGGCTGAACGCTGCTTCAATAGTATCCCGAAGTGTCATGTCTGCCTGACTACCCCCACGTACGGGTGAGCCACCCGGTGCGCCACTAACTGAGGCTGTGGCATTCAACGCTTTCTGGGCTCGGGCATTTTGGGCCTGAGCTTGCGACAAACGTTGACCAGCCTGTTGTTGCGCGACCGCTTGTGCGCCCCACTCAGGGTTCATCGCTACCGCACGCTGGTACGCTTGCTCCGGCGTGAGATATACTTGGCGCTTAGCATTCATCTCAATGACGTCTGCCATATCCGCTCGCACCTGTTCAAAATGCGGATACTTTGCTTGATCTTGGGCCATTGAATCTATCGTGGCAAGTGCATCCTGCTGGATTTGAGTATCTTGCTGCCGTGCAATCTGTTGTTGTTGCGCCAAAAAAGACTGGAGAGGACTAAGCTTCTCGGCCAGCATGGTCTCGAGTTGAGACTTGACTGGATCGACGGGGGCCTGTCCGGCCAATGCATTATCTAGTTCACGGATGTCAACCCCGTACTCCTTGATCAACTGCGCCATGAACTTGGCACGTTGAGTGGAAGGAGCTGTGACCAGGATATGATCCGCTTTCAGAAGTTCATGCACTGCCTGTAATGGCGTAAAACCTACAGATTGGATGCGAGCCTCAAATGGCCTGATGAGTTCACCAAACTGTTTGACCTGTTCCCTCATTACATTAGTTTCACCAAAGACCTTAGTAACTTCTCTCTCGCGTCGTGTAACTTCAGCTTTGACTTCAGGAGGCAAGGTTTCCCATGCCTTTTGAGCAGCAGGCTTCCAAGCCTTAGGAACTGGCTCAACTACAGGGGCCTGTATCCCTGGCGGAGCAACAGGCGTTTTAGTACCCTGCTGCGCTTGTGCTTCAACATTCTGTTCGGGACTTTTGGGATCTTCAGGTGCTGCCTCTGTTGGAGGAGGAGCAGGGTCAATTTCCTTGGCCTGAATGTCAATGACATTGGTTTCCTCCTGCTCTACAGCAGCTTCAATGGTATCCCGTAGGCTCACTTCAGTATCAGGCATCGCTGTATCCTCTAGAATTGATTACATCTACAATGGTCTGTCTTATCGCCTTGCTATCAGGAAGGGATGCTTGGATGCCCATAGGCAAGCCCTTAAGCTCAGCCGTCGGAACAACATTGTGGCGAGCACAGTGATCACGGACGCCCGCTCGCCCACGCACCACCGTGCGGTCGATCGGAGATATGAAGTCGGGGGAATCAGGCACGATAAACGGTCCCTGTACTCCACTTCCTCTTCCGGGCTCAGTACCCTTCTCATAGGCTACCCCATCAATGTAGACCCAGCTGCGTCTCATTTGTTCGGCCTCTGCGCTGCTTCTTTCTTACGCTGTGCGTTGTTAAATTTCGCCTCGTCTTCCATCTGCGACTGTCGCTGGCTATGTTCCTGGGCTGAACTTGCCAGTTTCAGTTGATGTTGTTGCGCCTGGGCCTGCATGTTCATTCGACTTTGCATAAGCGAGGTACGCTGTTCAAGCGCTGCCTCTGCTCGTGCCATATCGAACTCTTCACGTGCTTTTCGTTCCTCGAGCTCGAGTTCTTTGATCTTGAACTCCAGCTCCATTTGTTTCATCTGGATTTCCATCTGGTTCATGCGTTCCTGCATCTGCATTTCCATCTGGGCGCGCTGTTGCTCTATCTGGAGCTCCTGTTGCTTGCCTTGGATGTCAATTTGACCCTTTTGCTGAGCCAATTGCATCTGACCTTGCATCTTCTGTTGCTCGGCCTTTGCCTTAATCTCTTCTGGCGACGGCCCCTTTGGTTGCTCAGGCTGTTTAATGAGCTGGTCCAAGGTCTTATCGAGCATTCCCTCGATTTCTCTGGCTCCTTTAAACCCCGACACTGCCCACTTGAGCATACCGACCAGTAGGGGGGCCGACTGTGGCATGCCCTGGATCATGGTCCCTGCTTTCTCGAGATAACCAGACACTGAAGTAAGCAGATCGACCCGATCTTGCTTCTCCATTGCATAGTCTGTCTGCGCCAGTTGGTCCGCAGTGACTACAATTCGCCACTCGAATCCTTCTTCTGACTGCAAAAGCTCGACAGCTTCACTAGCAAGAGCAGCATCATCAGTTCGAAGAATGTTGGACTTACGGATGAGGATTTCGGGATCATAGTGCTTGACCATGATTTCGGCTTTGATCCGAAGTAACTCTGCCGCAAAGCGTGCAATCTCATCTTGGACGTCCTTGATCCGAACTGACGCAAATTTAGCCTTGATCTCTTGGGCACCGAGTGTCTCCGATGCTTTAGTGGCACCCCGGACGATGTCCGCAATGCCAGTTAGTTCATAGATCTGCGCTTTGATACTTTCTCGGTTCTCGTAGAGTCGTTGAAGCGCAATGACGACCTGCTCGAGAGGTAGCCAGTCCACCTGGCCCTTAACCCCGCCCTTTTCTGCAAACATGGCCCAGTTATCCACTGGAACAAGCGTATTGTCGACGCCCTCGAGTAACATGCGTTGCACGCCTTCGGCTGCCCGATCATAGACACCGACAACTTTGCAGGCAGAGACGAGGAGCGAGATTCGGTTATTAACATTATCCAGCTCCGAGTACTGGTCCTGGACCATGTAGAAATCAGGGCGCGGAACTGTATTCGAGGTCGAAATGTTCGCCAGGAGCGGTTTCGGGCACGGTTCAAACCCGATGAGGTTCAGGAAATCATCCTTCTCATCGAGGATCTTGTCATAGTCCTTACAAAGCCAAACTACTTTGCGATGAATGCGATCCCAAATCTCATAAACTCTTGCTTGTTTGATCGCTTGATTCGTCGGAACCAAACCACCAGGATAGGTGTTAAGATTCAGGTTCATTGGACGATGATTCAGCGGAACAGCTTTTCCCTTTTCTGCTCCGAACCTCTTGATCAGCTGGGCCTGATCCATATACACGACTCTACCTACCCAACGACGCTCTTCCCAGACCCGGCACGGACTCCAAATGAAATCCTCCCAATATACATAGTCAAGTGCGACTCTTTGGTCAGTAATGCGCTTGAACTTCATGATCACCGGTGCGGGAGGCTGCATCGGTGGTTGTTGAGGGGGTGGCATACCTGGCTGCGGAGGGCCAGACGCTCCGGGTGCTCCAGGTCCCGGAGGTGGCATGCCCTCTGGTGGCGGTCCTCCTGGGCCACCCATGGGAGGTCCACCAGCAGGTGCTATCGAAACTGGCGGCATGGGTTGCGGTGGAGGCTGATGAACTTGTTGTTCGTCTGGCGCAGGGCCTGTTTTAAACCCTGAGTTCTCCGGTAGATTGTGATGGTCAACGTCCTCCCCTACGGACGGCGAACCTTCCAAAATCAGCTCGTCTTCCTCCGTATCGGTCTCAAGACGGCACCACGCCTGTCCAAGACCAGGTACGAGACGATCAGTTGATACATGCCTGAGGACAGCATCAAACAGATCACGGGGGTCATCGCCATCTGGCATGATGGCTCGTTGAAGTATGGACGATGCAACTCGACCTAAATCGTCTTTGTAGTCAGTGAACTTCCTCTTGACCTCTGGCTTTGGAATCTGCGAGTACAACGCTGCCCGCATGATCTTCGTGTTGGCGTAGAAGAGGTTGAACCACTTCTGTCCAGAATCCATGGCATCGCGTTCATCTACGAACCGGCGCACAACTTTCCTAGCCCGCTCGTGAAACTTCTTGGTTTCTTGTTCGGCGTAGGCAATTTCAGTCTTCCAGAGCTCAATTGAAGTGAGCTTTTCTGGATCGACAATTGTGGGGCTACCACTAGATGGGCTATCGGAGATCATGCGATGCGCCTATTCCCAAGTGTCTTTGAACGGTCATTATGCAGAGCTTCAAGGGTAAACAAGTGGTTCATCCCATCGTTAATGGGGACCACATTGCTTTCTTTCTTCGCAATTGCTTTCGCAAACTTGGGATGTGCTACGACGCACATATACCCGAAGGCGTCTGCATAGTCCGAGCACCAGTCGTGCAGGGGTACGTCCGAGAAGATCAGGTTCTTGTCATCCCAGACCCGACGGTAGCCCTTCAGTGCCTCGAGGAGGTCTTCTGTAGCGAGTTTGTCAAAGGCGACAAGGGGGAATATCTTTCTCGCCGAAGCAAGACGGTCCCGCACTTTGTGATTTGGAACCAACTTGGGACGAATGTTCTGGTCAAGGAACTGTTCGACCAGCGACCGACCCGTTTGTAAATTCCGCGCTCGCGCATCGTGTGGGAGCCACACATCACCCAGCTCACCAACGAACGAGTGAAGCTTGTCAATGTGGTAGAAGATGTCCTTCCCTTGCGTCGCCTCAACGTGGACAATCCGGACAGGAAAATCACCTTTTGTACTGGGTGCCTCTTGCCAGAAGATGGCAACAGTCGCATCTGTGAAGCCGAGGTCGAAGACGACGTTAGTCGGGAGGTTCTCATCATAGATGTTATCCTTGATCCGACCTTGCAAGAAGACGTCGTTGAGTTCATTGGCGTAGATAGCACCCTTGAGAGCACTGTCAAACGAGCACAGGTACTCCTGGGCGAACTCTTCCGAATCCATGTCTTTTTGGAGCTCACTGAGCTCGCCGGGGGCCATGATCCCCGATGTGTTTGCCCTTAACTCGAGATAGTACCAGTCAGGGTTTACTTTTGCTTCTTTGCAGACATCGTAGAAGATATTCTTTCCACGAGGAGTGGATGCGAAAACAAACCAACCGTGCCGATCCGATAATGTAGGCCGAATAACTTGCGGGAAGACGGATGGCCTGAATAGGGCATATTCGTCGCCCACCCCACCATCGAGGTACATGCCGCGGAGTGTATCAGCATTATCCGCACCGAGTACGTAGATGGTCCGGTCGCCATGGAGTGTAATCTTTAGTTCAGCTTCTTGAGGGGGCCGACTCATGTATGGTTCGGCATAATCCTTCAAGTACGTCCATGCGACGCGCTTTGCTTGGGCATAGGTAGGCCCGATATAAGCCAGCTGGGGCTTATAGTTCTCGCACTCTAGGGCACCGAAGATGAGGTCATTTACTAGACCAACGGTTTTCCCCGCTCGGCGGTGGGTGTTGAGGGCACCCCACCGTTGCTGGCGATTATGAAATGAGACGAACTGTTGTCGTGGTGTGTACTTTAAGGCCAGCGCGGCCTCACTACGTTACCTTACCCAGCATTGTCTTATTTAAGCAGTCCCCACTGCTGTCGTAGATAGTCTGGTAGCAACTTGTTAGAAAAACCAAGCTGATTCAGACTTTGTGTACCTTGTAAAAGTCCATATGAAAACATCGGATCTGGTTCGTCATATATCCCGGCAAGTTCATCGTGATGAGGATTCATGGCTTTACGAGTCTCGTCACTGTACCCAAACCTTGTCTGGGCAGCCTGTGCAAATTTCTCACCTGGTGCATTCTGATACGGAATATGCTTAGGCACTTCCTTGTATCGAAGCAACGCTAGAAGGTGAGACATTCCATCTGGGCCTAGCTTCTTTTGAAACTCTGGATCCTTAGCCACTTCCTCAATTTGTTCGTAAACCGCCTTAGGATGTTGATAAAACGCCTGATTTGATCCACCCGGCAGGTCATAATCATTCTGCAGTCGATGGGTCAACTCATGTAAATTCGTGCCAACTACCCCACCACCTGGATTCGGAGAATCTATGAACCGTGGCAAGTTTATCTCAATATCGTCCGTATCTGGGCTATACGAACCCCTATGAGAATCATCAGCTTTATCTACTACCTTCACCGTCCCTTCTTTGAGGTGGGGGAATCTTTCGAAGAGTTCGGGGTGATCAAGCAGCTCACCTTGAGTATACATACCAGGCTTCGGCATTTGCATACCGACGATCCTCTGCATGGCACCTGCATACTGAAGGGGACTGTAATTCTCGCGGACATATCTACTTTTGTCGACCTGCGACATCATCGGTATGTCTTTTTTGAACCGTGCATCCTTATCGTTTATCTCCTCGAGGAACTTAACGACGTGGGGGTCATCCCTTGGCCGCGGGGGTGCCAACACGAGCTGATGCTCGTTCCAAATCATGTCTGGCGTGGCTCCTGACTGCAGCTGCTTGAGTATTTTTTCCTGTTTTTGGGGCTGACTGGCTAATTTCATCGCCGGAACAAACATCGCTCCGACTGCTTTTCCAGCCGGGGCTAACGCACTGCTCAATGCTAGTGCTTTCTTGGCTGGGGACAGCGGATTTGCGTACTCCCCTACAGATTCATAAGCGCCGAACCCTTTATTACCTGTCTCAGGCAACATCTCCCCCATCCTTTCAGATGTGGGGAGAACATTTGCCCCTCCGTTACCACGTAGCTTTCTTACAATAGCCTCCAGGTCTCCTGGGGTGCCCAGAGTCGCCTTCACGCCACCCCGAAGAGTGGATGCACCCATATCTATAAGGCCACGCAAGCCCTCTACGAGACTGGCTTCTCTGCGTGTACCAGGAGCAGCTGGCATTACTTATCAGGGCCTTTAACCTGAACGTCAATTATCTCCTCATCCCCTTGCCGCTTATACGCAAGCCGCGTGGAGGTGAGCCAAGGAACGTCGATAATCACCCCGCCCTGTTGTTTCACGTCATTTGCCGGGGGCAACAACTTACTGATCGCTTGCACAAACACTCGAGCATTCTGGTCGCTCTTCTGTGCGAAGTCCACTAACCACACACTTCCTCCGAGAGCATCAAACGCCTCGCGAAACAGCTCTCGCAACTGCCGGTTAACTTGCTGTGGTGTCGCCTCGGCAGCAAGGCTATTCACGGGGGCGTGAAACCTCGGGGGTCCTGGCGGAATCAAGCTAGGTAACTTGTCCATTTTGAAGTTCCAAATGCGCCTGCGTAAATTATAACGCGCTATCACCAGCCAGTGTTAATCCAATTTAACGGCCAAGATGTAAAATGTGCGACAAATCGTAACGGAGTACAAATTTTGAAAAATAATTTTGAGGGGGTGATACTCCGGTGTGTAGGAAAATTATAACACGTTATAACAGACCGAAATCGATCGGATTGTGTCAGACAGCCGGAGCCGAAAAAACGCGACCACGGCTGTTTATGCACGACGTGGCTATCTTATGGCTCGACTCGGAGGCCGAAATCGACGGCCAGAGTACTTGGATCGATATACGCAGTATATACTAGGAGACGGATTTTGCAAAATTCTATGCGCTGGGCCGGCCGCCCGAGGCCGTCAGGGCCCCACCGCCCTCTCAAATTGTAACGGGTTGTATCAAATGTAACAGTTAAGAAATACTAGTACTTTACCTAGTACGTAACTAAATGTAATGATATATAATATCTTTACTGTGAAAATTAAATGAAAGGAAAGAAATGCAATAGATGTAACACATGCAACAGATGTAACAGTTCACAACACATGTAACTTTGAAAGTTCAAAATGAACATTGGTCAACTCATTACTTACTTGATTCTCAACAGTGACAAAAGCAACAAAGAGATTCTTGCAATTGTACACAGTCAGTTTGAATGCAACACAACTATGGCATGTGTTGCTTGGTACAAGACAAAGTTGAGGAAGGAAGGCAAGATTGATGCTAAGAGAAGTCAGAAGCACAATGCTGCTTTGACTCAAGATGAACTTGATGAACTCTGCAAGTAA